TCAAGCGGTCAGTGACATGCGGCACACAATACGTTTTATTAAGGCCTTGGGGGTTGTGCCAATCGTTTGCTTGCCAAGCCTCGTTGATAGGACGCTTAGTGGGACGACTTACTCGGAGGATAGTTGATTTTGGCTGAGCGAGTTCCGAAACGCATTGATTCGACTATGCATGACGGAAAAAGTGATTTACAGCGACTTCTATCGCGAGATGAATAACGATACCTCTCTTTTACAGAGCGACAAAATCCACCTAAGCACAGGCGGACATGCTGCGGTTGCAAACGAAATCATTAAGACGATTTACGGCAAAAACAAATCCCTTTAAATTGACGGAATATATTCCTAGATTATGGCTGTCATGGTATTATAAAGCTAACTACAGAACGAAGGGGATATATATACCATGACGATAGACGTGTTAAGCGAGGAAATCGATGCGTTTGAGGCTATGAATAGGAATAGCGACGAGGTGCAATTGGCGAAACCGAAGCCAAAGAAAATTAAAGAAGAGGCGGTATACGAGGGCGAAAAAGACATAAAGTACGTTTTCAAGAAACGCGACAGCAAATATCTAGCAGTAGGATTCTCCGGAATACCTAAAGTGGGAACGCCGCCAAGGTATAATTATATGCGTACGCTAATGGATGTCGAGGTTAATCAACTTTTCATCCTAGACGACCACGGAATGATCGGTTGCTACTACCTTGGCGAAAACCAAGACTTCGCGGTCGAACGGTCAGTGTCGGAACTCATCCGGAAAATCGCCGACGAAAACGACATTCCTTTAAGCAACGTAATTACGTTCGGCTCAAGCAAAGGCGGGTATGCTTCGTTGTACTACGGAATGAAGTTCAGCTACGGGCATGTAATCGCAGCTTCCCCTCAGACTAAAGTCGGCACCTATTTGCTCAAGCAAAACATCGCAAGTGCGTATATCGCGCAGTTTATAGCCGGAGGGGTTCGAGAGCCGCATAAAAACTACCTCGATGAACTTTTGTTCAACGTAGTCGAAAACTGCGAATCATTCCCTAGTATCAATATCCACGTAGGGTCTGGCGAAATGCACTATACGGAGCACATAATTCCACTACAAACGGCGCTAGTTCAGAACGGCGTTTACCCTGAGCTAGACCTCGGCAACTATACGAGCCACAACGACGTTCTAAAATTCTACCCGGATTACTTAGTCGCAAAATTGAACGCCATCATTGGTCAAACAGCCCCAACACACGCATAACCAAGTCGCCCTCACCGGCGGCTTTTTAATTTCCACGAAAGGAGGACGTAACTTGCTCGAACTCACAACGCTATCCGGCGAATCACACTTTCTCGCCAATCAACTAGGACTATCACGCAAACAGGCGGTGAACGGAAATCGTTCGCTGTCTTTTTTATTGCCGAAAACCGACGTAAACGCCCACGCATTCAACCTCGTCGAAGAGGAGTGCTTCATCACGGATCAATCGACCGGACACCGTTACCGCATCAAGCAACTCGAACAACGTGTCGCGGGTCAAACGCCCGTCAAGTCCGTCACGGCCATGCATGAATTCTTCGACCTCATCGACGTTTACAAGTACAACACGCTATCGAACGGCGTTAAAACAATTTCCGTCGTCATGGACTTCATCTTCGCCAACACGGCATGGACGTATAACATCGTCGAGGCGTTCGATAATCTCGAATTTGAAAACTTCGGCGACGACAACTGTATCGCGCTATTTAATAAGGCGATTCAGCGATACGGATGTGAATTCGAACTCCGCAGCGACAAGCACGTAACCATTCGCCGTTTAGTCGGCATTGACCCCGACCTGCAATTCCGGTACAACCACAACGTTAAAACGTTCAAGCACACGATCGACACGAGTAATTTATCGACGTACATTCGCGGCGAAGGAAAACTCGACGACAAAGGCAAGCCAATTGTCACGGCGGAATACACGTCGCCAAACGCGGCCGTCTTCGGGGTCAGGCACGCTAAGCCTTACTCGAACGAAACGATTATTCATCAGCCGACGTTGCTCGCGGCACTCAAGCGCCAACTAATCGATGCGCCCGAGGTGTCAATCGAGCTCGAGTTCAGCGTTCTGAAAGACGCAGGCTACCTCAGCGAAAAGCCTGGGCTTGGCGACAGGGTGCCGACGATTTACGAACCGTTGGGTATTGACCTCGACCTTCGTGTCATGGAAATCGAGGACTATCCCGGCACGAACAAAGCGCCAAGAGTCACGCTGTCCACGTTGCGAAAAAGCTACGGATCGGCGATTACTGACTTTACGAAAGGGTTGTTCGACGAGTTCTTTGATAGCGACACCGGCAAGCTTAAATACGACGTATTGGACGAAGCGACCCGGCGGGCAACTGAGGCGCTGAATAACTCGCTGACGGAGCTTGAGTATCCGCCAGGAATGGGTATTGTGGCGCGTGATCCGAATGACCCGTTGCGATTCGTTGCGTTCAGGTCGGCGGGGCTAGGCGTCACGACTGACGGGGGCACCACGTTTCCGAACGCAATAACAGCCGACGGGATCAATACGAATCTTCTAACCGCCGGCCAGATCAACACGAACCGTATTCGCATATTCGGCGGCGACATGGATGAGTATACGCTAATCGAGGGTCCGTATATTGAATCGCGAGGCAGACACACGCGGTCTTGGCGCGGTAAAACCGAAACGAATCAAATCCGGCTGAAATTCGAAAACGGTTATTTGCGGGCACGGAACGACACGCTTAATCGCTCGCTCTACTTCAGCGATTTCGGAATCTCAACGTATGCCGATGCGGTTGGTAACGAAGATGCGTCCGGAACTTTGGCTTTTCGTGATACAACGTACTCGACGGCAAGCGGGCTGACCGTCCACTCGGTCTACGGCGTGGTTGCGTTGCGGTCCGATGAGAATAGGATCATCCTCGACGCCAGCCAGACGGTAAACATTGAGTCGGATGAAGCCAGCGTATACTTCCGTCCGATGAAAAACACACGTCCCGGCATCAACGAGTTTCGCCTATGGGTTAAGGACAACGGAAGCTCTAGCGAAACTGATGGCGTCCTCACTTACGGATCGCCGAATACGAATTACGCAGCAGGCATTCGCTTTCAGAAAACGACCGCAGGCGACCCCACGGTTTTTGTTACAAATGGAAATGGCGACATGGGTACGGGCAAACTCGACGCTGATAAAGTTGGCGCAAATGACGTCACGACACGTGGCGGTACGTATAGCGTTTATTGGAACGGTCGCGGCGGAGGTACGCTGGGCGGGTCTGGCGCAAATGACTTCGTGCTCCAAGCTGGCGGGATCAAAACCACTGGCGATAACTTCTACATCGGCTGCGGACCAACTGACGGAGAGGTTCGCGTTTCGAATCATTTAGGCTACAATGGCGGGTCTACTATAAGTTACCGCCCAATCAAGGCGAGCGAATATCGGAACGGATCGAGCGTCCTGACGAAGCAAAACATCGAGCCGGTCACGGAGCGCGGGCTTGACGTCATCAACAAGCTTGAAATCAAACGCTACATTCTGAACGAAGATGTAAACGTAGGAAACTACTCGAACTGGCAAATCGGCGTGTTGAGCGAGCTAAGTCCGGAAATTGCTACGCAGGACTTGTCGGCGATTAACGTTTATAAATACGTGAACTACTTGGCGTTGAGTGTGCAGGAGTTGAGCGCGGAAAATAAGGCACAGGCTGCGGAGATAGCGGACTTGAGGTTATTAATCGAGGGAGGTGAGGCGCAATGAATACAAACGTGGACGGAAACGACGTGATTCATATCTTGTCGCAACGTATCGCTAAGCTCGAAATCGAGTTGGCGGTCAAGACGGCACAACTGGCGCAGCTAGAGCAGCAACAAACGCAAGGGGAGGTGGAATCAAAATGAGCGAACCATCCGGGCGCGAGCTCAACGACAAGATTTACGAGATACGCGAATGGCTCGTACGAATAGATACGAAGATGGACCATATCAACGATATCAAACGAACGGCTGAAGAGGCGAATGTGAAGGCGGACAAAGCGGTCAGTATGTCGGAAGAAAACGCGAAGGACATCGAAGGCATAAAAAAGACGACACATTGGGCGATTGGCCTAATAGTGCCGTCTGTGCTGACGATTGTCGGAATACTTTTTACGGTGGTTTTTTAACGTGAGCATCGGCGACAGTCCAACGGATGAAGGTCGGGGTTGTGTCGCCGAGCCCTTGACGTAAGTGTACCATGACTCCAAACGGAAGGGAAGCGAAAATATGGAAAATTTACTAAACGTCGACTTTACGGCCTACCTGGCGATTGCCGTGCTACTTTACGCGATTCGGGAGGCGACGCAGGTGAGTAACCGATATATCCCTGCGATTGCTATTGCGCTCGGACTCATTTTTGCAACGTTCGAACAGGGCGGTTTTAGTTACGCTGTTTTAATCGCAGGCATCCAGTACGCGTTGCTCGGCATCGGGTCAGTCGCGGCGATTAAGTATCAGCTCGAAAAACGAAACGAACAAGGAGGCGGTAAATAATGGCGGTAGCAATCAGAGAGGTTTTTATCGCAGGTTACGACGGCTACCCAATGGCGCCGAAGTACATCACGATTCACAATACGGCCAACGAGTCGAAGGGTGCAAACGCTGAAATGCATGCGCGCTACTTGAACAATGGCGCAGGCGGACGGACGGTGTCGTGGCATTACACGGTCGACGATCGCGAAATCATTCAGCATTTGCCGACGAACGTGAACGGATGGCATGCAGGCGATGGAGCAAACGGGACGGGCAACCGGCAGTCAATCGGAATTGAGATTTGCGAAAATGTGGACGGAGACTTTGAGCGCGCGGTAGCCAATGCGATTGAGCTCGTGCAGTATCTCATGCGTAAACATAACATCGGAATCATGAACGTCGTGCCTCATCAGCGGTGGAGCGGAAAGTATTGCCCTCGTAAGCTTCTGACGAGATGGGACGATTTGATTAAGCGAATCGCTGATACGAACGTCAAGTCGGCTGTGGCCAGCAAGCCGAGCAAGGCGCCTGTCAAACCCGCGGCAAAACCAACGGCTAAGCCCGCCCCTGCGCCAAGCAAGTCGACAGGCAAGACGCTAAGTTTGCCGGCAAGCGAGTCGAGCTGGCGTGTGTATCCGGTCGGAAAGGCACCGACCAAAGGCAACGAGTCCGGCTTCCTGAACCCGAAGAAGTTCGGCGGGCTGACGTACGACATCCTCGACAATCCTGCGCCTGACGTCTACACGATCAAGACGGGCGATTTTGGCACGGTCAACATTTACGCAGGCAAGGAAACAGGCGCTAAAGTAAGCGGGGCAGCTCCGGCAAAAGCAAAGCCGAAGCAATACGTTCAGTTGCCGAAGAGTGCGAGCTCATGGCGTGCATACCCGTTGAGTAAGTCGCCTACTAAAGGTAACGAAGTAGCTTCGCTCAATCCGGCTAAGTTTGGCGGGTTGGAATATGAGGTGCTGCGATTCAGTCAGCCGGACGTAGCGGTCATCAAGACGCAGCAATTTGGTGAGGTACAGATTTACGTCGCTGCAAGCACAGGCGCGAAGTTGATTTCGAAGTAAGCCACGGAAAAGAATGCGAGGGAATTTGCGATTAGTGGAAACTTTTCGCCTGCCCTTGCGTACATATTAGCAAACGAGTAAAATTAAGGTAAATTACCGAAAAGGGGCGGGTAGGAATGAGCACGACGCTAAAGTGGATAGGAATTTTGACGATAGCATTTTCCGTAATAACTTCGATTAGTATAATGAACGTGGAATTACTCGAAATGAAATGGGCGTACTCGCTAGGCGTCCTGCTAAGCGGGTTGCTGTTTGGCCTTATCGCCGTGCTTGTGGCGCGAATTTACGATAACCTTAATCCGACCGATAACGAAAGCGAACACGACATATCAAAGAAACGACGCCAAGCAGCGCTTGAGCAATCGAACTATTAACGACCCTGCCTCGCCGTAACTGGCGGGGCTTTTTTTGCGTTTATCCCTCGTCATCCACCCGCCATATCTCCTCGACAGGCACTCCGAGCGCCTTCGCTATTCGCACCGCATACTCAACGTGCGTACTTCCTTTATCCACTATCCGCGTCATCGACTGCTTACTGACGCCCACCTGATCGGCCAGCCACGTCTGCGTCCGCCCCTGTTCCTTCAATACTTCCCGCAACCTACACCGCATGTACTATCAACCTCGCTTTAATTTTATTTCAACTGGACGTGCAAGTTTTTCGCCCAACTACGTATGCTTTATTAACTACCTAATTCGCTACCACGGCGGCAGACTCCTTCGGCATATGCTCGATTCTTATATTTCGCCTGCTGAAGCGCGTTTTCCTGCATGCCCGATGCAAGAAACGATTACTACCGTAATCATAAAGAGGTGGCGTTGGGAAAGGAGGCAACCGAATGATTTTCGAATTACTCTCTACGGCTGCAATGGGCGGGCTTGCCTTGCGTGCTCACCTCGCTAAGTCAGGCGCCGGCAACGACTCGAAGAAACTCGCCAAATTGTTCGCGCTGAGTGGGCTCAACGTTCGCGACGGCAAGCAAACGCTAACGACGCAGCTACTGAAGAAACGCACATACGAATGGGGCACGGAGTATCGCTATCGCATCCCATTGGGCCGGAGCTTCGACGACTACATGGCGAAACGGCAAACGATCGAGGCCGGCATCAACACAAGGCGCGTCAAGGTATCGCTGAAGGACCTCCGGGACCTGCGACTCGACCGTAACATTCTCCGCGAGCTCAAGTCGATTTATTCGCGAAAACTGACCGCCCGTAAGGAGGTTGAGCTTTCGTACGATGGTGTGCTAGTGGTGCGTATTTACGACGAACCTCTGCCGTCCGCCGTGACGTTTCAGACCGGCAAGGACTGGCGCGTATACTTCGGCCAAACTCGCGAAAAGAACAGCGACACATGGCACGACTTCGAGGCGATTCCACACTTAGCGCTCGGCGGGGCAACGCGGTACGGTAAGTCGAATCTCATTAACGCAATCGTGTCGTCGCTGATCCGTCAGCAGCCCGACAACGTACGCTTTCACCTCATCGATTTAAAGGGCGGTATCGAGCTCTGTGACTACGAGAAAGTACGTCAGGTGGTATCTATCGCCTACGAGCCGGAAGAGGCGTTAGAGACGCTTAGGGGCGCATATGAGGCGATGCGAGAAACGCAGGCTACGCTCCGGCGACTCGGCAAGAAGAAGGTGCAAGACGCGGGTATTCCGACGCGACATTTCATCGTAATAGACGAAGTTGGCGAGCTGAATCCCGACGAAGCCGTGACGAAAGAAGAGCGCGCACTCAAGGCGGAATGCCAATCGTTTATGAGTAAGATCGCCCGCCTTGGCGCCGGCTTAGGGTTCCGTCAAATACTTGCGACTCAGTACCCGACAGGCGACGTCATTCCGCGCCAATGCAAACAGAATAGCGACGCCAAATTATGCTTCCGTGTGCAGAGCGCCATTGCCAGCCGAGTCGTGCTCGACCGTGACGGGGCGGAGCAGTTGCCGCAAGTGAGGGGCCGCGCGATGTACCTGACGCCCGACGGACTGACGACGATCCAAACACCGTTAATCACCAGCGACATCATAGAGGCGACCATTGCGCCACACATCATCGACAAGGGAGGCGGTTCGATTGCTGAACCAGCGCCAAGAAGCGATATTACTGTCTTTGAAGAAACTCGACTATCTTAATCGCGATCAGTTACAACGCATGCACCGGCTCGGTAAGGTGCGGAATGCTAACCGCGTGCTGGGCGACCTGGCTCCGTACCTATCGAGCCATCGCGAAAGTTACTCGACGATTTACTACTTGAACGCCGAGGGGCGCGAGTATGTGAACTCGGCAAAGGTGAGGCGCAAGAACTCGTTTGTGAATCACGTCATCATGCGGAACGACTTTTACCTTTTCGCAGGGCAGCCGGCCGAGTGGCGGAACGAAATCAAGGTGCAAGACGGCGAAACGACCGTGATATGCGACGCCATGTTCAAGAACGGCAAACGGCACGCCTTGCTCGAGGTTGATTCGACGCAGCGAATGAAAGAGAACCGCGCGAAGATTGAACGATACAAGGCGCTACAGGAACGGGGCATTGTCGCCCACAAACTCGGCTACTTTCCGGAACTGATCTGGCTGACGACCACGGAATACAGACGCAAGCAACTGACGGACTTATGCGAAGGGCTCACGGCGAAAGTGTACACGATTGACGACATCAAGTGAGGAGCGTGTTGGATATGCGTAAAGTAGAGACGATCAAGTTTTGCGATTTCATGGCGGGGGAAAATCGGGCGACAAGGCGAAGCAAGGCGCCTAAGCCGAGGGCGTCCAAGCGGAACGGGCTGGCGATTGTAAAACGTGTGGGGCTGTCGGTGGGCGTGCCGTTAGTTTTCGCAAAACCAGCGTTCGCGTCGGCAGGTGTGTCGGCAGTGACCGCCAATGCGGTTCCGGTCGGGGCAGGCGCTTGGATGGGCGAAAAGACGCTCGAGGCATTCGCGCACATGCTGGACCCGGTGATTGACGTGCTGGTGGCGATGAGCTTTCCGGTGGCGAGCGTGATAATCGTCGGGGCGTTGTTCTTCTTCATGTTCGGCAATAGCGAGAAGGCATGGACGATGATACAGAACGCAGGCCTTGGCTACGTGCTCATACAGGTTTCACCGCTTATCCTCACCGTGCTGAAGTCGATTGGGAGTGCGATGTGATGGCGACGATCCGACGCAAGGCCGACGTGCGGGCGTTCCTGCTGCAATTCGACGAGTATGCTGCGTGGGACGACGCAGGGCAGAAGTGGTGGCTGACGTTGCGACAGGGCGACGAGGAGCTGACGGTAATGCAATACGCTTGGGAGGGCGTGTTTACCGTGTATCGGCGTTGTGAGCGCGTGTGGGACGTGAAGGAAAGCGAGGTGGGGCTGACGGAATTGGTCGACGTGCTTTGGCGTTGGCGGAAACATATTAATAGGAAGCTATCGGAGTCTGCCGGATAAAACTGGCGGGCTTTTTCGTGTCCGCATTACTTCCGCATGTGTCCCCGTTATGTTATAATTCTTTACAGCGAAAATAGTCCGTACTGCGTGTCCGCATTACTCGTCGGAAATCCTCCGTATGGTGAGCGTCTCGGCGATCGCAAGGAAGTCGAACTGATGTATCGTGAAATGGGCCAAGCCTTCTCCAAGCTTGATACGTGGTCTGTCTATATGATGACGAGCCTGGAGCATTTCGAAGAATGCTATGGCAAGAAAGCCACCAAGAAGCGTAAACTGTTCAATGGATTCATCCGGACCGATTACTATCAATATTGGGGACCAAGACCACCGCGCAAATCCTGACGTATCAAGGGTTCGAGCCGTTTTCTGTACTCGGGTCACATACGTCGAGTAGTACCGGACATGTGTACGCATTACTTTTTCGCAATAATTAGCGAAGGAGACGCAGCATAATGATCGTAAAATTTGCCGTAAAAGAATACCTGGAGGATTGCGAGTATAAAAACCTCTCCGCCTATACCGTCACGACGTACAAGCGCATTCTCGCCGACTTTGAGAGGTTCTGCGGGGAATCTGGCATCAGTACCGTCGACCAGATAAACAAGCGCACTATACGCGAATTTATGACGCACTGTCGGGACGACTTAGGCAACGTACCGAACACGGTTAACTTAAAGCTTCGCGTGCTGAAGGCGTTCGTCAATTACTTGATTGGCGAAGATTTATATGACGCCGACATTAAGCCGTTTCGTAAAATCGGATTTGCAAAGGTGGATTCGCGGATCGAGACGTTCAACGACAAGCATTTGCGTCAGATTCTCCGTTATTATGAACGGGAGTCGCGTAACAAGCCGTACCATGCCTACCGTAATCGCACGATGGTTTTGACGTTCATATCGACGGGCATAAGGCGGGGCGAGCTCGCTAACCTACGATGGAGCGACATCGACTTCGAAAACAGCATGATCCTCGTATTCGGTAAGAGGCGCCGGGAGGACGGAATTCCAATCACGGCTAAAATGCGAAAGGAACTGGCCGACTTCTATACGTATTGCAAATCGTTCTTCGACGGAAAGATGGGCGAGTATGTGTTCTGTTCGACCAAGCGCGAAAAGTTGCACGCCGAGTCGATCGGGACCATATTTAAGCGCCTAAAGAAACGGTTTGGCTGGGAGGACGTTCGACTGTCGCCCCACACCTTCCGTCACACATTTTCGTCGCGAGTCGTAAAGGCCGGCATGGACCCGATTTCTCTTCAGCGTATGTTGCGCCATGAATCGCTTGCCATGACGAACCGTTACGTCAATATGTGGGGAACACAGTTGAAGGAACAAAACGAAAAATTCAATCCGTTAAACAAACTGGATATATAAGAACAAACGCGTCAGTCCGATTGGGCTGGCGTTTTTTTTGTGCGGAAATATATTGGCGAGCATATTATCCGTTAGAAGCACGATTTAATTTGTGCGAAAGGTGGTACGGGCGACTATTATCTAGTAACGGAAGGTAAAGTGGAGGTTCAAAGTCAAGACCGTGGCTTTCGCCAAACACCGGCTCAAGCAATCATTTAGTAGTATCTAATCGCAAAATGGTTTTAAAAAGAAAAGACACCGCCGTAATGACCGTAGGGAATGGAGGCGGAAAGTTCCAAGTTATAAGATAAAGAAGAAATCTCCGAGAAAAACGGTCAAAAAACGGCTGTAACCGTTGGGGCTCTAAGGTTGACGGCGTTACAACTTACTTGCAAAAAGGTTGACATATCTCGGCGAAAACTTGCAAAAAGGTTGACATACTTTCGGAAAAGGAGCGATTTAATGGACGAAAACAAGCGGAAACTCAGCGATTTATCTTCCGACAAACCAGTCGGACCAATCACGCCAATCGGCAGTAACGGCTACGGCCGCGACGAAAACGGTCAAATATTCCGCCTGGAATCAGCCGAGGCGATCGAGCGAAAGAGGGCGGCAGTTTACCGGAAACTCGACAAGCGATTCTTCACCTTCGCAAATATGCGGACGATCCGTGAACTCACCGACAACCTATCGAACAAACACTGCGGATATGTCCTAATGCTTCAGCCGTACATCCAATTCGAAACGAACGTACTCATCACGCCAGGACGGACGGAGGCACCTATGACCGCCAAGCAAATCGGAACAGCTATCGGCATTCGGGACAAACGGACATATACGAAGGTGTTGAGCGAGCTCGAAAACGACGACGTAGTCCTTCCAACAACCGACGGGAATTACGTCATCAACGACCGGTACCACTTTCGCAAGAAGGTCGGCAAGGAAAGCGTCGACATCCTCATTAAAACGTTCCATACGACGGTGCGCGACCTGAAGCTAAAGCCGGCGGAAATGGGCGTCCTGTATAAGCTGTTGCCCTACGTCCATTACGAAACGAATCTGATTTGCGAGGACCCGTTCGAGGTTGATCCGACGAAGGTGCGCTTCCTCAACGCCAGCCAAATCGCCGAGAAAGGCGGAGTAAGCCGGCAGAAGGTGTCGGAAGTCATTAGGGCGCTCGACAAAGCGGGGGCAATCGCCCAGGTGCAGCGTAAGTTATTCAAGCAACTCGGCGGGGACAAACGCGAGGCGCTCGTAATCCTCAATCCGTATATCTTCTACCGCAAGCAAGGAAAGCCCGACGCGTTGTTGATGCAGATATTTAACGCGAAGAATTAAAGGAGGACTGATCGCATGAAAAACGGATGCTGCAACGCCACCCTAACCGCCGCCCTAGCCGCCATCACCGCACGCATCGCCACGGAGGCAGGTCGAGCCGACCCGGAGTTTGTTCGCGGCTTGAAAGTAGCGAAATTGCTTACGAAACAGGCGCTAACCAACCGCCAAGGGTAAATATACTCGGCGAACATTTCAACCGTCAGAATCAACGATATTCATGGACGAAAACGAGGAGGAATCGAACGGATGGCATATTCAAAAACGGAACAAGAAACGGTATTGGTATTCGAAGCGGAAACGAACGAGTGGTCAGCGTACTCAACAGTGCCGAAGCATATTCGCAAGCTTCAGTCGCTAGCAGACGTCGAGGTGATCGAGATTGATGAGCACGGAAATCCTGCGGCAGCCAAGGCGGTCTTAACCGCAAAGCAAGTGTCGATGAAAAAGGAACGCGTGATGAGCGACGAGCAGCGGGCGGAAATGTCAGCGAGAATGAGGCGTCTTGCTCAGGAGCGTAAGGAAGAGTCGATGGAAAACGAAACGAAATAGTTGCCGAGAGTATTCGGTCGAGAAAGCGGAATAACACGAAAGGAGGACGATATTCATGGCGAAAACATACCACGATAAGCCAGTCGCAAAATGGAACGTCCGAGACATGCTTGCCTACTTGGGCGCCGAACACAAGCGCAGGTTTGGCGTCGACTATCAGCCGTTCGGCACATGGGCGGCAGAACGCGGTCAGCTCGGTAACTGGCTAGGCACTGCGAAGAAGCGCGGTAAGTATGGCGCGGAGTTTACGAAACGGTTCATCGACGTGTGCCTGGCGGAGTATCGGCCGACGAGAGATTATCCGGGCGTCAACTTCGGCTTTATGACGGCGTATATGAAGGCGAACATTCAGCGCGTGCAGCTCGAGGTAATGCGGGCGGAAAGTGCTGCGCAGATCCAGGCGGAAGAGGTTGACGAGGATTGGTTGTAGTCGCGGGAAATTAAACGGAGGTGATTAGCGAGTGAAGAAAATAGCGTTAAGAGGTAAACACGGTGAAGGTAAGTACGCCATAGTAGACGATGAAGATTACGATAATTTAAGTAAATTCAACTGGCACTACAGTGACGGTTACGCAGCCCGCAACACGTGGCGAAGCGATGGTAAATTTAAAAGCTTTAGGATGCACCGAGTTATAGCTCATCCGCCAGACAATATGCTGGTTGATCACATAAACGGTAATCGTCTGGATAATCGCAAGAAAAATCTCCGAGTATGTAATTACTCTGAAAACGCCCAAAATCAGAGACGCAAACAACAAATACGAGTGGGTATAAAGGAGTTTCCTACAGAAAAGGGTACTGGTTAGCTTATATAGACAAAGAGAGGAAGCGTAAAAATATTGGAAAATTCAAGTCCGCTGAAGAGGCAGCGAGAGCCTATGACTACTATGCAATAAAGTTACACGGAGAATACGCAAAATTAAACTTCCCAAACAGTAACCCCGAGACACCTAAGCCTATTATACGAGAAGAGTCATCGAATTATCGAGGGGTTCATTATGCACAAAGAGATAAGGTTTTTAGGGCACAGGCTGTTCTTAACGGAGTCCGAAAATGTTTAGGCTCATTTAAAACCGAGAGAGAAGCAGCGGTTGTCTATAATGAATTCGTTATGAAGCATTACGGAGATAGCGCAATCTTAAACGAAATAAAAGACGAGGAGGACGCGGGATGACAAATGAGGATAAGTGCGTGATTAGTAGGCATTGTAAAGTTGCCGGCGGGCCGACTTGTAATAATCAGTGTCCGGCATTTATTAGTCTCCACGGCCACAGCGGAAAAGGCGGCCGAATAGCCAACGCCAACACCCCGGCCGACTACCGACTGCTCACGCTGGCCAATTCGCCGGCACGCGAAGGTCAGGCGAAGGTTTATGCGACGCTCGAGAAGTACGCGGCAACGTTCGAACGGCAATTCGACGAAAATGCCCCGCGGATCAAGTCGTTATTTCTATGGTCGGAATCGCCAGGCACGGGGAAAACGACGAGCGCCACCGCCCTGCTCAACGAATACATCATCGCCAATTATCTCGGAAGTTTGAAACGCGATAGGCAAGCGCTTCAGCGACCGGCAGTGATGCTCGACGTCAACGAGTGGCAATCGCTATTCAACGAATTCAACCGAAGCAACCTTCCGGCCGACATCGCGGAACCGGCAAGCCGCGAGTATTACAGGCGCCTTCAGCAGGCGAAATTAGCGCCCTTTGCGGTGCTCGACGATATAGGGGTCCGGTCGGCAACGGAAGCCTTCAGAGGCGACCTGCACAGCGTCATCAACCACCGCACGGCGAACGGCCTGCCCACGGTGTTCACGAGCAACTTACCGCTGAAGGAAATGGCGACGGTGTTTGACGCCCGCCTGTTCGACCGTATGAAGGATCAATGTGCGGAAATTCACTTCGAAGGAACATCGAAAAGGGGGAGACGTTGATGAACCACGGCAACCAACGCCCTGCCCTCGGCGACCTCATTCGCATCGACGGTTACGGAACGCGAATATTTCAGGTCGACGCATGGCGACGCGAGGAGTATCACGGCATAGACATCGAATATACGGAAGTCATTTACGAGGCGTTTGATTGTGGCAACGACGAATGGTTCGAGGCAGCGGCGGAAGATGTGACGTTTGTGGCAGACGCAAGCCAGGCCGATGAGTGGCTGCGGGCTAATCCGGCGCCGATCGTGCCGACAAGCGACTACAGGTTCGGAATGGATCTCGGCGGAAAGGACTTTACCGCTTTTTACTACAATCTCGAAGGAGGAGACGAAATGAAGGCGAAAGAACCACGTAAACCGACGGCAAGGGAACTCAGCGGGCAGGCGGCTGAACGTAGGAAGCAGGCACGGAAGGAAAGGGCGGCAAGGATTGACGAGTTGCTGGACGCGAGTAATGATGCGAAGGAGCTTGCGGTGTTTTTCGGGGACAAAGACGGAGAGTATGGCGCGAAGGTGGCGGAGATTGATCGGGAGTTGGCGGAGTTGAGCGGGGAGGATTTGCGATGAGTAGTGCTTGCGTTTGTCACATCGAAAACAAATGGTGTTTTTATTGCAACATGTACGCCCCTCTGGAGGAAGAAAATAGAGCGTTAATTGAAAGCAATATACTGAACGGAAACCAAGTCACTAAGTACGAAAACGCAATGAGACTAATCCAACGCAAATTTCCTGTTGAGGATGTAGACGTGATTCCCATAACCGTTCTATATGAGATACAGAAAATCATTAAAGATACGCTAGATTAATAAACAATCCGAAACAACCACGCAACTAAAGGAGGAACGCGAATGATCTACGGCCAACTATTTCTTTCGAAAGTCATCGACACGGGCAACGTCACGGCCCTCAAGGCGCACAACATCACGCCAGCCGACATGCCGACGGACGCCGAACGTCAAGCCCTCCGGTTTATCCGCGACTATGCGGACGCCAACCGGGGCGAGGCGCCAAGCTACGATACGGTGCTAGTGGAGGTGCCGGACTTTGAATATATCGCAAATGCCGAGGCAAGCTTCGAGTACTCGGCGAAACAGATAAAGGCGCATGCAGCAAAGCAACACCTAGCGGACTTCTTTAACGGAAAGTTCGGCAATATGTTCTCGGAGGAAAAAGACGGAAATAAATTGATCGACGACTTGATTTCCGAGGCGCAATCCATTAAAATGAGAACAAGCGTTCGTAGTAAGATTGGCACGGACATAAAAGTCGACGCCACATCGTTCCTCGACGAGTATCGCAAACGTAAATCCGGCGAATCGTTCAAGCTATGGGCGTCGAAGTTTCCCACCGTTACGAAGGAAATCGGCGGCTACATGAGTGGCAATATGTACGCATGGTACGGACGATCTGGCCGAGGTAAGTCCGTTTTCACCATGGAGGAAGCGATTGAGGCGTCAGCCCAAGGCGCGAACGTGCTGGTGTGGTCGATGGAAATGTCGCGGTTCGAATGGATGGCGCGTGCTTACTCGAGCATATCGGCTCGCTACGGCATTGCAACCGCCACAATCGACGGCATTGACTACGACGCGGGCTTTGAAAATCGCCAGCTACTTATGGGCGGACTCAGCGAAGAATTCGAGGCAGGCTTCGAGGTTTTCTTGCTACGGATGAATGAGGGCGAATACTTGCCGGGCAACATTACGCTCAGGGCGGCCGACGACGATGACTTCATGCGCCGCGACATCGCCCAGCTTGAGGCGGACATCATTGCGACAAAGGCTGACGTCGTGGTTATCGATCCCATTTACCTGATGGACTACGAAGCGAACACGTCAAAGGTAGCGGGCGGCGACGTTGCGAACACAAGCAAGAAGATTCGCCGTATTGCTGGTTACACAGGCGCCACGATTCACGTCATCACCCAGGCGGAAGAGGTTCGCGACGACACGGACGAGGACGGCAATCGCGAGTTGAGGGCGCCTAAGCGGGCGGAAATCAAAAAGACGAAGGCGATCCTTGAAGATAGCGCCAACGTGTTCGGCATTGATTCGCTGGATGGGCGCGGAATTATTGAAACGGGAAAGGCTAGAAATGGAGGAGAAGGAACGCAGGTTGAGGTTATATATCTACCAAACTACGGAATTGTAAAACAAGCACCGACCGGAGAGGCTGCGGCGAGTCAATTCGACTTTTAAGGAGGCGGTAAGATGGAAATTCGAGACGAAACGAAACTCGCGCTCAAACTAATGGCGAACTTCAAGAAATCGCAGCCGAAGAAGAAACGACGGAACATCGACGTGGCCTCGCGGAAACTACGCAACGATGAGCCGTTGAACAAACGTGACAGAGATGCGTTTAATGATTTGCGAAAATTCATCGGAGGTGGCGGAGCATGAGCGAAAAAGAGGAGTTTATCGACGAGGTTCAGCGGTTATCATCGCAGTTCGACGTACCACTTACGCAGGAGGAAATCGACCAACTATACGAAAGCATGAAGGAGCTGACGGCATGACCACGAAATTCAAAGACGGCGACCTACTCATCGCACCCAACGGCTTGATCGGCCGGCTCCAAACGCAGGAAGGCACGCCCGAGTGTTCCGTCCACTCAATCGACGACAATACGTGGCAGGTGCGAGCCTGGTCGGTGGCACATTTACGCAAGGGCGGCTGGCGACCGTACCCCTCCGCGTATTAATATCCTTAT